GCATCAGGCCGTTGAGCTCGAAGTGCAGGTAGGCGGGGTCAGGCAGGATGTAGCGCCTGAATGCTGCCTCGAGAAGGCGCGTCCACGGCATGATGGCGTCCTGGACGAAGGACATGTTCTGCTGCTCGATGGAGTTGCCGAACTGCGGTTTGTCGAGCATGGCGCCGAGGCGATGCGGTGGGATGCCGTAGATGCGCGTCCCGATGTCCACGACGGTGAACTGGCGTGTCTCCAGGAACTGTGCCTGCTCCTGGGTGAGCGCCATGGGCCTGTAGGTGCCGCCGGCGAGCGCTGCGACCGAGTGTGCCTTGTCTGCCCCGGAGTAGAGCTCGCGGAACGTCTCTGCAGCCTCCTTGACCTGATCCCGCGTCATGTCGGATGGGAACTCAAGCGTCGCCGAGACGGTGGCGCCGTTGACGTAGAACCGCGCGATGAACTTCTGCGCCGCCTGTCCGATGCCTATCTCCTGCCTCGCCATCTCGACGGGAGACAGCCCGCGGTCAAACCCGGCCAGCGTCAGCGCCCGCACGTGGACGATGTCGCGCCGCTCTATCGGGTGTCCCCTGTCGTCGAGGTAGACGAGCTCCCTAGTGTCGTTCCGGCGCCCGACGACGACGCTGCGCGGATTGATTACGAAGAGCGCCACGGGACGTCCTGCGCGACGGTTCGACGTGTCCAGGAACAGGTTCCCGTCGCCGAGGAGGGAGTCGACCGCCTGCGCGATGAACTCTGGCCATGTCTGCTCGGAGTTCGGCGCTGCGAGCCACGACGGCTCAGGAGAGTACGGCAGCCTCACGCTGCGCCCGTCCCGCAGCCGCTTCACGAGCACCGACGCGGGCAGCCCCGCGATGGTGTAGGCGATGATGCGCCGCGAACCATAGACGGCGGAGAGACGCATGGCGCTCTCGGAGTCGACCGCGATACCGGCGTCACCCGCAGGGTTCATGCGGGTGAGCAATTCCTCTAGGCGGATGTCCGTCCCGACGCTGCCGGCGCGCCGCTCGCGCCCGAGGACGCTGGCGAGGATGCTCACTCAGTGCCTCCCCTACGGCGCTCCAGCACGTATGCCGCGGCGAGGCCGAGCACGCCGGCGACAGTGAGGGCAAGGGCGGGGTGCACAGACCACGCGAGCAGGACCAGCCCGCTCGCCAGAAGCCCGGCGCCGGCGATGTCGAGCGCGGTGATGAGGTGGCGCAAGTCACGTCCTTCCGCGTTGACCCGCACACAGCATCAGGCAGCGCGGAGGGGGAGCCGTGGTCATTTACACGGCGATGACTCCGGAGAATCCGGCAGCATCGCGTGGCGCCATCGCGCGTTCCAGGGCAATGAGCTGGCTCGTGATGCCGTCGATGGAATCAGTGGACCGCTTCTTCGACGGCCGCATCGCCTCGTAGGGGTTCACCTCGGCGACGACGTTCTGGCTCATCCAGCGCAGCGCCGGGCTGCCGCCGTGGTCCACGAGGCCGTCGACGAGCAGCTTCTCATAGAGCCTGCACGGCGCGTTCATGATGCTGGCGTACTGGCTGACCTTCTCCATCACGAGGCGGTCGAGGTCGAACTCATCCAGCAGCGTGATGATGTGCGGCGCGTGCCAGGGGTCGTACCCGAGCGCCTGCACGTCGAAGGCGTGACAGTCGGCCGCGATCTGCGCCGCCACGGCGCGGTAGTCCATGCGGTCGCCGGGGACCAGTGTCACGTAGCCTGCCTCAGCCCACGAGCGGATATCGTCGCGCATCCTCGAACGCTCGCAGAGTTGCCGCTCCGGTATCCACAGCCGCGTCAGCACGTCGGCACCGTCGTCGTCGTCATGCGGGAACCACCACGACAGCGCCGTGAAGTCGGAGGTCGAGGAGAGATCGAGTCCGCCCCACGCACGCCTGCCGATGTTGCGGGCCGCGAGCACCTCGGGAGACCGCGACCGTCCGCAGCGGTCCCATGCGTCGATCGGCAGCCACGTCTCGTCGACCGGCACCCAGCGGTTCAGGCGCAGGCGCAGGAACGCGCGCTTGGCGGTGGGAATCGCCTTCGCCTGCCGGTAGGCACGGCGGAAGTCCTCGATGTCGAGCACGCCTGCCTGCAGCATTGGGTTGCAGGCGTACCAGACGGCTTCGTCCTCCCAATCGGCATCGTCTGGCGCGGCGTAGATCTGCGCCAGGAACGTGGGGTCCTCGTGCACGCCGGACAGCACGCCCATCGCGTAGACGTGCATGTCCCACGCGGGGCCGGTCTGGTGCGCGCCGGCGGTGGTGTTGATGAACAGCAGCGGTTCCTCGCGGGCGCCCATGCCCTCCTGAACGACGTCCAGCAGGTCGCGCGAGCGGTGACGGTGCAGCTCGTCGACGGCGGCGGCGCTCGGCTCGATGCCGTCCTCGTAGTTCGCGTCCGAGGAAAGCGCCTGATAGAAGCTGTCGAGCGCCGCGACGTAGATGCGCTTGTCGCGGTCGTAGAGCTTCACCGGCTTGCCGCGGAACTTCGGGTAGAGCGCCGGCGAGAGGCGCACTGAGGCGGCCATCTTGCGGTAGGTCTGCCCGGCCTGGTCGCGCGTCGCCGCGGCGCTATAGACCTCGCCGCCGTACTCGTCCTCGTCGAACAGGCACTTAAGCAGGATGCCAGCGGTGTCGGTCGTCTTGCTGTTCTTCTTCGGTATCTCGCGGTACACGGTGCGGTATCGGCGGCGTCCGTCCGGCCGCAGCGTGCCGAAGACCTCGCGCAGATAGGCGGCCTGGTCGGTCGTGGGGATGAACGGGACCGGGCGGCCCTTGGTCAGGAACAGCCGCTTGCAAAAGAACTGGACGGCGCGGTCCCCGGCAGCGCGCTCGGCCTCAGACTGGCGGCACTTCGTCGAGGTCGGAGTCATCGGCGGGCGGTTCCTCCTGCTCCTGGTTCAGGGCACGGAACGCCCTCGGTGAGAGGCCGAGCGAGTCGCGCAGCTTCTGCAGCGACGAACGCCACTGGTTCAGCATCGTCGACACCGGGTTCTTCTGCACGCCGCGCTCGCCACGGAGCAGGAACCCGTCGGTCGACAGCTTGCGCTCGCACTGGAGCACGCGGGCGTGGCAGATGCAGTAGTCGACGACGGTGGAGACGTCGGTGCGGGCGATCATGCCGCGGCGCTCGAGTTCGGTCACGGTCAGCACCCACTCGCTGTGCGCGTCCTCGATGACGCGCTTGTTGCGGGCTCCGATGAGCCGCGGCCAGTCGGGTTCGTCGGGATGGTACTCGGGAAGGGCCGCCGGGATGAACTGCTCGCGCCGGCGCTTGTCCGGCGCACCCTTCACGACCGTCAGCCGCTGCTTCTTCAGTGGTCCGTGAGCGCCCATGTCACTTCCGCGCAAAGCGCGTCGACGGTCGCGCGGTGCGAAGATGGCCCCCAGCGCATGCGGAGGCCCCGGAGTCGTAATGCGACCCGTATGACGTCTCGCTCACGCTCTCCGTCCTCGGTTCGCCCGCCGACACAGCACGCGCTTGTTCGCCGGGTCGTGCCTGTCCCCGCCGCGGCTCACGGGCACGATGTCGTCGACGTCGAGCTGTCCCGGCCTGACGCGGTGCGGCCCGTGCTCGAGGTCCGGGGCTCCGGGGCATACCCAACCGTGCGCCTCAACGTGGTGTGCGATGAGGGCCGCATGCAGCGTGCGCTCGACGTGGTCGTAAGGGCGGCAGACGCGCTGACGTGCGTTGCGCCTGCGGGCCTGCTCGGCGCGGTAGCCACACCGGCAGTCGACGGCGCGGCAACGTGGGCACGGTGTGCGGACGATGGCCATACGCTCAGTCTGTTCCCTCGCCGATACACGAGCCGTGGTCAATCTCGCCGATACACGAGCCGTGGTCAATGTTGAGACAGTACGTGCCGTCGGCATAGCCACGCACGAGCTGCCGACGGAACCAACGCACGTGCACGTTTACGGTGCGCCACTCATCTGGTCCTGCCGGCCACATCCCCAGCGCCTGGTACAGGTTCACGCGCCGCCCGGAGCTGGCCAGCAGGGCGGCGACCACGCGGGCCCTGAGCGCCGGGTCGTGCTGCGGTCTGTATCCAGCCCGGCGGCGTGTGCGGTACTCCGTGCAGCACGGCGTGCAGACCGGCTCCGGATCGTCGGCTGCGAGGTAGCAGCCGCACGCTGGGCAGCGACGGTCGCGCCCGTGGGGAACGGCGGTCAGCACCTGTGAGCGCCGCAGGTGGTGCAGGTGGCGCGCGCGTCCACGGCGGCGAGAGCAGGGGTCATCGCTTGCGCCTCACGACGCCGCGCGACTTGCGGCAGCCGTTGAGCACGCCGATGAATGCGTCCGCCGAGTCGATCACGTGGAC